CAAGATGTATTCCATGAAGGTCTAACAATACCAGATACAAAAAAGATTGTATTTAGCGATAATGTAGCTGATATATTTGAAACTGGTGGCAATTTCTTCATGAGAAGAACAAACACTGATGTACCAGCAGATGCAGAATACAATAATGGCGCATTAATTGCCGAGAACAATGGTACAGTGTTTGACAGAGCCCTAACTGTAAACGGATTGAAACTGGTTGTTGCAGGAGCAGTAGGCGGACAACTGGCAGTACCAGATGAATGGGCAAAGAAAACTGCTAGAGCATTTGAATTAATGACCGATCCTAACGGGGCTGGCATTAACACTACACATCAACGCAATTTTCTTAAAACACTAAAAGGTGACGCTGGAACGAAACACGCAGGAATACCTACAGTACAAAGAGTTGGCTATGGCGGCGGAAGTACATATACACCTAACTGGTTAGAAGATTCGGGCGCAGCAAGTTATGCAGGATTACAAGCATTTAATGATAGTGTTGTTCAAAAGGATATGGTATGGTATAAGAATATTAACGGAAACAATCCTCCAACACAGCGTAGAGATATAGAAGAAATATTTGAACACATATTCCACACCATACACGCATTTGGTATTCCGGGTGCAGTGCCTGGTAGTGTAGACGCAGTTGAAATGAATCCAGATATTAGAATTGGTAATGAACCAAGTTTTGATTGGAAAAACACAGCACTACATTTAGCAATGAAAGAAGCAATTGACGCAGGGTTATATGATCCAAGTGGGTATGCTACTGATTGGAATACCGATCCAGAAGCGGCGGCAGTTGCATACACAGAATACACCTACTTGATAAACTGGTCAATGTGGGATATGAGTGTATACTGGGATGGCGGCAGTCTTAGTCCTGAATGGGATGATAGTTTAAAGACACCAGCAGGTATGTTGGCAAATAACCCATTAGGTTATGCATTGTTCAATACATACTTTGCTCCAGTGTTGAGCAAACCAAATTTTGCCACAATAGAAAGTATCTTTGGCGAAAATGACACAGGCGTGTCAGGATATGTTGTTGATTCATTAGGCGGTAATATTTATCTAATGACTAAGGATAGCGGGTTCTTCTATATTAAATCATATGATGGTGATAGAGACCTAGCTCACTTCCATGACAATGGCCCTGTTCAACTTTATTATGCCAACTCGTTAAAATTAGCTACGAGTGACAGTGGCGTAAGTATTACAGGCAATACTAGAATATCTGGAAACTTAACGGTTGATGGAACAACTACTTCTATTAACTCATCCGAATTAGTTGTTGGTGATAAAAATATTGTTTTAGCTGATAGCGCACCTGATGCCGCAGCAGCAGATGGTGGTGGGATTACTTTAAATGGTGCTAATGCTACAATTCTTTATACTAATTCTACAAACACATGGGACTTTAATAAAGCATTTGGTACTGGAATAAATGTACTTTCAAATTATACTACAAACGAATTAACTGAAGGAACTAGTCTTTATTATACTAGAAATAGATGGGATTCAGCGCTTTCGACTGTAACCACGACAGATCTAACTGAAGGTTCTAATCTATACTATACTACTTCTAGAGCAGATTCTGATTTTGATATACGTTTTGCAACAAAGTCTACTACTAACTTGACAGAAGGAAATAATTTATATTATAGAAGAGATAGATTCGATTCTGCTCTTGGAGACGATGTAGCAAGTTCGATTATATATGATAAATTTAGTGCCACTGGTAACTTAAATTATAATAATGCTACAGGCGTATTCTCATTTAGCTTAGGCGATTTTACGACAAATGATATAAATGAGGGTACTAATAATCTTTATTATACCACTGCTAGATTTGATTCTGACTTTGGTGATAATACTACATCCGATTTAACAGAAGGTACTAACCTCTATTATACACTAGCTAGAGTAGACAGCGCCTTTGATGTCAGGTTAGCAACTAAAACCACTGACGACGTAACAGAGGGAACAAACCTCTATTACACATCAGCTCGTGCAGATTCTGACGCTAAGAATGCAATAAGCGTATCTGGTGATCTAACATATGATCCTAATACTGGTATCATGTCAATTGATGTTGAACAAATTTACACATTTAACAATTTTGATTCTGATTTTAGACAGAGATTAACAACTACCACAACTGATAGTATAGGCGAAGGATCAAATCTTTATTACACTAGTGCACGAGCGGATAGCGACGCTAGACACTCCCTTGCTCTCAACGATTTAGGTGGAGATGGATCTCTAACATATAACTCTAGCACAGGAGTCATTGCATACACGGGTCCAAGCGCGGCAGAGGTAAGAGCACACTTTAGTGCTACAGGCGATCTATCATATGATTCTGCAACTGGAATATTTACGGTTGATGTATCTGACATTTATAGTAAAGCAGAATTTGATTCTGATTTAGGCGATGCTAATACAGATCAGTTGCCTGAAGGAAATACTAATTTATATTACACAGCATCTCGTGCAGATTCTGATGCAAAGCACGCATTAACTGGTGGTACAAGTATTGTTTATAGTTCTGATACTGGTACTATATCAGCTGTACAGGCTATTGATTCAACCGATAATGTTTCATTTAATACAATTACAAATAAAGATGGTACCACAACAAACACCCCAGCTGCAGTTGTAGTTACTGATACAAGCCCTAATGTTTTAGATAATTTTGCTCATAATAATCAACCAGTATCTTTTGAGTATTTAGTACACTTATTTGACTCAACAAACTCTGCTACACAAATTACAAAAATGATTGGTACTTATGATGGTACTAACATTGCATCAAACGAATTTGGTACAGTATTTACAGGAACAGATTATATGGGTGAACTTGATTTTGACATTAATGGTAATAATATAAGATTATTATATACAAAAGAAGCTACCCTTGGTACTGTTAGAACCAAAGCAATAAAAACAATTATAAGTTAACTGGAGTAGATTATGGCAGAAAAAAGATTTCTGGTCAAAAACGGTTTAAAGGTTTATGCTGAAGCTGTCATCGATGATTCATTGTCAGTCGGCGGAGCTTTGACCGCTTCTACTCTTACAGGTCAATATCAGGGATTTGATTCGGACTTTAGTGTAAGTTTGAGTGCTATTACAACAGACAGTGTATCTGAGGGAAGTAATCTATACTATACGACTGCTAGACATGATTCCGATTTTGATATAAGGCTTGCGATTAAAACAACCGGAGATTTATCAGAAGGGTCAAACCTTTATTACACGACCAGCAGAGCAGATTCAGCCTTTGATGTTAGATTAGCTACTAAAAGTACAACAAATTTAACAGAAGGCGATAACTTATACTATACGACTATACGAGCTGACTCAGATTTTGATATTCGTTTAGCTACAAAAAGTACGACTAATGTGGCAGAAGGTGCTAACTTATATTACACCACAGTTAGACACGATTCCGATTTTGATATTCGCCTAGCTACAAAAAATACCACTAATGTTTCTGAAGGTTCTAATCTATACTATACGACTGTAAGAGTGGATTCAGATATTGATGCTGCTTTTAATTTAAAATCAACAACTGACTTAAGCGAAGGTAATAATCTTTATTACACTACCGTAAGAGCTGATAGTGCCTTTGATGTTAGATTAGCAACAAAAACGACTAGTAACCTAACAGAAGGTTCAAATTTATATTATACTGACGCTAGAGTCAATACTGTATTAGCAAGCGATCCATCTATTGCTGGTGCAACTTTCTACCAAGAGAGCGCTGGTGGTTTATCTATCAACGAAGATATTAATCTAGGTGATAGCGACACTACTGTATTTAATGTTTCTGCAAGCGCTGCTGATCATAATGTTGCGTTATCATTAAACATTCCATCTCAAGTAAATGCCGCTATTGGTCTCACTGGAACCGATGCAAATAATGATTTTGTAATTGGTTTTGAGCAAGCAAACACAGAGTTTAAAATAAAGACTGGCATTGGTGCACCAATAGCATTAGATGGTGGTACTACACTTTTATCGGTAGGTAAAACTGGTATCTTACAGTTAACTTCAGCTCAACAATCTACTAATAAGACGACAGGTTCTATTATAACTGCTGGTGGTATAGGCGTTGATAAAGATGTAAGAGCTGAAAACTTTATTGCTGTTAACAATGTTACTGCAGGCACAAATGGCACAGGTAAGTTTATTGGTGATGTAACTGGTACAGTATCAGATATTTCAAATCACACAACGGCAGACTTGACTGAAGGCAATAACTTATATTACACGACAGCAAGGTTTGATAGCGATCTTTTAAACACATCTACAACTGGATTGCCAGAAGGCAACAACTTATATTATACAACTGCTCGGGCCGATAGTGATGCTAAGAGAGCTATTAGCGTAAATAATTCAGGTGGTTTTGGCACATTATCATACGTAGATTCAACTGGTGTTATATCTTACCAGGGTCCTACAACAGCTGAAATAAGGTCGCAGTTTACTGCAGGAACTGGTGTAACAATTGCAGCTGGCCAGATATCAATTGGTCAAGATGTTGGTTTAACAGATTCAGTTCAATTCCAATCTGGTGCTTTTACCGGTGATGTAATTATTAATGGTAACCTTACAGTTGCTGGTACTCAAACTGTTACTACTCAAAACGAATTGAGAATTTCCAATGCTTTATTAAAAGTTGCAGATAGTAACTATGCTGATACAGTAGATATCGGTGTCGTTGGTTCTTATTCGGATGATGGAACTATTTTACGTAGAGCTGGATTCTTTAGGGATGCTACCAATGGTGAATGGTATGCATTTAATAATTTAAGACAAAATGGTTTAGATTCATCTTCACCCGATCAAACTATTAATGTAGCAGACTCATCATTTGAACTTGGGGTTTGGAACTTCAAATCGTTGAGAGGATCTTATCTAGGATTTGATTCAGACTTTACAGCATTTTCAACTAACTATCAAGAATATGATTCTGACTTTACTGCCGTTACTGCAGGTCGTTATGCCTTAAACTCCTCGAGCGGTGCATTTACTGTAACACTACCTTCTTCACCAACTACTGGTGATTATATTAAACTTATTGACGTTGGTAACTGGACAAACAATCCCATTACAGTGAATAGAAATGGATCCACAATTGAAGGATACTCAGATAACTTCCAACTTGACTTGGGTCAAAGTATTCTTGAATTCATCTATATAAATAACACATGGCAAGTATACTCATCAATTGGTCAACGAGGACCTCAAGGTGAAAAGGGTGACTCTGCCGAGGTAGCAAGTTTTGCATCGCCTTCTCAGGCAATTGCCTACTCGATAGCTTTAGGATAAGGATTAGTAATGGCTAAGCAGTTAATAAAAGATTATGTGTTTACACCAGGTGTTGCCGGGTCTTCAACTATTAAGGTGAAGGGTCGTTACTCACTTGATAAAATACTTTTGATAACAAACGTGACAGATAATATTATTGTATATAACTTTGCTGATACTACTTTTGCAGGTACAACGTGTACATTTACAGCTGCTACTAAAGATAGCGATAGTACTGATTTCCCATATGTGTGGCAGTCTGCTGATGGCGTTACAACTATAACTTTACAATATAATACTTCGGCTATGAGTTCAACTGACGAATTACAAATATTTGCAGAAAGTACAGATGAATATGGACAAATAGTAAGACCATGGCCATTTGGCACTGATGCTATTGAGCGTACCAGAGTTTCCAATCCTCAGTCTCTTATTGACGCCGACTTTGAATATGGTTTGCAGCCTACAAAATGGGCTGGATATGGTACAGTAAAAGGATATCCTTCTGCTTATGATCTACCTGGTGTGGATCTTAGTTTGGATAGTGTATCATCGGATTACCAAACGACCAGTGCCACTAATAGTTTAATTTCTGTTACTTTTGATTCAAACCATAACTTATCCGTGGGTGATGTTATTAATGTTTCTGGACTTTCTTCTGGGGCCGATGGTTTTTCTAGAGCTGACGGCAACTTTTTAATTGACGAAGTTCCTAGAGGTAATAAGCTAAGTTATTTTGCTAGAGGAACAGTGGGATCTTCAGACGGAGAAATTATTAGTTATGCGGAAACCATAGCTAGAAGAGGCAAGTTATATGCTAGCGCATCTTTACCTGTTTTAGATTCTGCCACATCATCGGGAACAGATCCATCTGATATAACATTACACTTTACTAACCCACATGGTTTAGTTGCGGGGACACCTATTCATGTTATCATGGATTCTGGAACCAATAAAGCGAGCGCAACCGGGCCTTTTGTTATAAAACAAACGCCATCTCTCAGATCTTTAAAATACACAGCAAGGTCTGGAAGTGTAGTATCTAACCCAGGCTCTCCAACGCTCTATGCATTTTCTAACGCTACTATTGTTCACAGACCTTCAGATGGTGGTGTAATTCTTTCAACTAAAACTCCGACCTATGCTGCTTCTGTCGTACGACAATCAAAAAGATTTTTCAGATATCAATCAGGCAAAGGTTTATTATTTTCTTCTGGTACTTTGTTTGCTCCTAATTATGATATTCAATCTGTGTCAGCTAGTGGTACTGCTATTAGTTCTTTAATAACAGTCAAAACTGATGATATCGATCATGGTGTTCAAGTAGGTGCGCTGGTTAGATTGCGTGGAATAAAAACTACAGGATATAATGATAGCTATGTGGTAAACTCAGTAGTGGATGATTATACATTTACTGTTTTAGCTAAAAGTGTGCTAGGAGATACGTCAGCAATTCTAGAGCGCAATTCGGATATTAGTGTTACGGGTTGGGTTGGAGCTGCTGTAAGGGGTGGTGTGTTTGATGATCAAAATGGCTTATTCTACGAATATGACGGTCAACAAATGTTCGTTGTAAAAAGAAGTTCTACAGCTAACGTAGTTGGAACTATTACTGCAACTAATAATTCAAATGTCATAACAGGCAATAACACCAAATTTAACGATCAGTTGCATGCTGGAGATAAAATAGTTATTAGAGGAATGACACATTTTGTAACTTTAGTAGAAAGTAATACAACTGCATATATTACACCTGATTACAGAGGAATTACAGCATCCGGTATTAGGTCGCAAAAAGTAGAAGAAGAGAGAGTTCCACAGATGAAGTGGAACATGGATAGATGTGATGGCACGGGGCCCTCTGGTTATAACTTAGATTTTAACACTATGCAAATGATAGGCATAGAATGGTCCTGGTATGGTGCAGGATTTATCCACTTTATGTTCAGAGGATCTGATGGTAAGTGGGTATATGCACATAGAATGAAAAATAACAATGTTAATAGAGAAGCTTACATGCGTTCCTCTAATTTACCAGTACGTTATTCTATTGATAATGATTCTCCTGTCACGTTTTTAACATCTGCTATCGATAGTAGCACAACTACTATTCCAGTTGATAATGTACAAGAGTTTAGTGACACAGGCACGTTAATGATTGATAATGAAATTATTACGTACACCGGTAGAAGTGCAACTGATGGAGCAGGTAATTTTACAGGAGCGACGAGGGCAGCTACTTTATCGCAATATCTTCAAGGTACTACTAGCTCTTTAAGTGCTGGTTCTGCTACCACCCACACAAGTGGCACTGGGATTATTGAAATATCTAACACTTGTTCACCTACTTTGTCACATTGGGGCAGTTCGTTAATTATGGACGGTGGGTTTGAAAAAGATAGAGGATATCTATTCACATATCCAGAAACAAACGTCGACATTACAACAACACCTCAAACAGCATTTGTGGTACGGCTAGCCCCATCCGTTTCTAACTCTTCTACAGGAAGACTCGGCGCAAAAGATTTACTTAACAGATCCCAGATGCTTCTTGAAGAAATTGCGGTGAGTGTTGGTAGATCTGGAGGCTTTTTCTCAAGTGTTGGAGAAATTGTTGTACAAGGTATTATCAATCCAAGGAATTTCGTCACAGCTAACTGGAAAGGATTGACAGGAGTCGATGAGGGTGGGCAACCATCCTTTGCTCAAGTAGCAGGCCGCAATGATATAACATGGGATGGGTCCGACACTTACGCTTTGCCAGGAGAACAAATATTTGCGTTTACAGCATCGTCTTCCAATAGTGGTTCAACAGTTACTAGCTCTGATCTAACTAAATTAAAAGAAATGTCTGGTGCTCCTTTGGGGGGTGATTTCCAATACCCCGATGGTCCGGATGTTCTTGCAATCAATGTGTTTATGGTTTTTGGTTCAACAAAAGCAACTGTAATTTTAAAATGGATTGAAGCCCAAGCATAGGAACTAGACATGGTAGTAAAACTCAGTGATTTTCTTACTACATCATTAATACTTAATACATTAGATTCAGCAGCCGTTATAAACGTCATGCGGGGGACAACTATTGGTATTGATTCCAATACAACTGGAGACTATGTTTCCGGAATCACTGGTGGTACAGGCATAAACGCTACTGGTACTGGCCATGCTGCAAGTGTCATTGTATCAGTAGACAATACAGTTGTTACGACAGATAGTTCACAAACTCTTACTAATAAAACCTTTAACCTATCTAATAACACTTTTCAAACCACTTTGGGTCAACTTAATGCTGCAGTTAGTGGCGCTACTCTTGTATCATTAAGCGGTGCTGAAACATTAACAAATAAGATTCTGACTTCACCTACCATTAATGGCGGTTCTTTCTCATCTGGTTCTTTATTAGACATTACAACCTTTGGTTTAAAGGATATTACGACTACAGCATATGAAACTAGAATTAGATCTAATAACGTTTCACCTATTTTATCTGCAGATAGAATATTAACATTAGATGTTAATAATGCTGATCGAACTATTAGTTTAACTGGCAATATTGTTTTAGGCGGAAATTTAACTACATCGGGTGCTCATGCCACTACATTAACTACTAGCGGCACAACTAATATAACACTTCCAACCTCTGGTACCCTTGTAAGTAGCTCAGACTTTAGTTCTAGATTTGATAGCGATCTAGCAACTAAGACAACTACTAACGTTACAGAAGGTACTAATCTTTATTATACCCAAGGAAGATTTGACAGCGCTTTTGGAGATAAGACTACAACAAATTTAACTGAAGGTACTAATCTTTATTATACCCAAGGAAGATTTGATACAGCCTTTACAGCCAAATCTACAACAAATTTAAGTGAAGGTACTAATTTATATTATACAACAGTACGTAGTGATTCTGATTTTGATGTTAGAATAGCTACGAAGAGTACTACAGATCTGAGTGAAGGTACCAATTTATATTACACTACTGTACGTAGTGATTCTGATTTTGAAACTAAATTCACAAGCAAATCTACAACAGATCTGACTGAAGGAACTAATCTTTATTATACAGCATCGAGGGCTGATTCCGATGCCAAACACGCAATTAGTGTTACTGATGCTGGTGGTGACGGAAGTCTAACATATTCATCAGATACAGGTGCAATAACTTATACTGGCCCATCAGCTTCTGAAGTAAGGGCTCACCTTTCCGGTGGAACAGGTATTACATACAATAGTGGCACAGGTGAATTTACTACAACAGATGGTGATATTGTTCACAACAACTTATCAGGTTTTGTGTCAAATGAACATATTAATCACAGCGGGGTTACGTTAACAGCAGGAGATGGTCTGACTGGCGGTGGCGATATTACCGCAAGCAGAACATTTAATGTCGGCGCTGGGGTTGGTATTAAAGTTGCTACTAATACAGTTTCAATTGACTCTGGAGAAATCGCTAATTATAACTTGCCTATCAGAGCTTTATTTAGTGTAACTGGTGATTTATCTTATAACAGCACCTCTGGGCAATTTAGTTTTAGCGAAACTTATTCTACTCCATCGGAACTATTAACTGCTATTAAAACAGTTGATGGCGCAACTTCTGGATTAGATGCTGATTTACTTGATGGACAAGAAGGTAGTCATTATAGGATTGATGTGTACGATGCTTCTGGTACGCTTTTAAATTAGTTATAAATACTATTAAAAACAGGATAGAAATATGGCAAACCCAAGTTCAAGACAAGGTCTGATAAATTGGTGCAAGCGCAGGCTTGGTGATCCAGTTATTGAGATTAATGTTGATGACGATCAACTTGAGGATCGTGTAGACGAGGCATTGCAAGTATTTCAAGAGTATCATTCTGAAGCTACTCATAGAACGTTTTTAAAACATCAGGTAACAGCAGATGATGTGACAAATGAATACATACCTGTATCTACCGATGTTATAACAGTTACAAAAATGTTTGCATTGAAAAGTGGAAGTATCAATAAAAATTTCTTCGATATAAAATATCAAATGCATTTAAATGATATTGCTGATTTGCATTCATATATTGGTGACTTAGCTTACTATGAGCAAATGCAACAATACTTATCGTTGCTTGATATGAAACTAACCGGTTCGCCACAAGTTGATTTTGTACGTAAACAAAATAGGCTTTACGTGCATGGTGATTTTCAAGATGGTGATATAAAAGCAGGTGACTATATTGTGGCAGAAGCATATACAATTATTGATTCTTCTACACATACTGCGGTTTGGAATGATATGTGGTTAAAGGAATATACAACAGCTCTTATTAAACAGCAATGGGGTGCTAACCTAATTAAGTTTGAAGGTATGCAACTACCTGGTGGAGTAATGTTAAATGGTAGGCAGCTGTTTGACGATGCCACTCAAGAATTAGAAAGACTCAGAGAGAAGTTGAGATTGGAGCACGAGATGCCCGCAGACTTTTTTGTAGGATAATAAATGGCACGTAACGTATATTTCTCTGATAAAGTCACATCTGAACAACAACTATATGAGAATATAGTAATTGAGTCGTTAAAAATGTACGGCCAAGATGTGTATTATTTGCCAAGAGATATTGTTAATGAAGATAGAATATTTGGTGATGATGTTCCATCAAGATTTAATTCTTCTTATAAAGTTGAAATGTACATTGAAAACGTAGAAGGATTTGATGGGGATGGTGATCTTTTTAGTAAGTTCGGCGTTGAAATACGAGATCAAGCTACATTTGTTATAGCAAGAAAAAGATGGTCTGATACAGTTCAACGTTATGATAATGACATTACAATTGCTAGACCAGCTGAAGGTGATTTAATATATCTTCCCATGACAAAGTCTATGTTTCAAATTATGCATGTTGAGCATGAACAGCCTTTTTATCAGTTAAGCAACCTTCCTGTGTATAAATTAAGAGCTGAATTATTTGAATATAATGATGAAGATTTAGACACTGGTATTGATACTATAGATGATATTGAAAGAAATTATGCGTATGCATATAACTTAACATTTAATCAATCTCAAGCTACTGCAAGCGGTGTTCTATCTGATAATACACTTAGTGCTGTTACTATATTAAATAGTGGTGTAAATTATACATCAGTTCCAGATATTAATGTTACAAATTTACCATTAATACACGATCAGGTTAAATTTGGTAATAATACTCTCTATCCTGCTACTAGTGATATTAATACTTTGATTGAAAAAAGAGGCAACTATACTAATGAGTCGCATAGAGGTTCTATTCAATTTTGGATTTATTTAAATACATTACCAAGCGCCGGAGAAAGATATAGAATTTACGAAACAGGCGCTGAAGTTACTGCTGAGGGCAATAATTATAGAGGCCTATTAGCCATAGATGAGCAGGGTACTTTAGTTCTTGTTGGATATGAAAATATTGACATTAGAACGTTAGAAAATATTACAACTAGTGAAAGACTCACAACTGAAACTTGGCATCACATTAAAATTTCTATTAGAGGTACAGAAACAGGTTTAAGCGAAAGACTATTACAAGTTTATCACAATGGAACTAGAGTGCATGCTGAAACAAGTGATGAATTTGGTGGGGTTTTAAGACAAAGTTACATTATCGGCGGTGAGGAAAATACTATTCCTTCATGGCAGTATTCAGTTCAAAGATTAGATGGTTATATTGATGATTTTTTAGCTGATACATCACAGCCTGGTGTTGCAACAACTATTACTGTTCCTACTACACAATTTACTGGCGTAGAACCCAATGCAGTGGCTTATGAATCATTTAATACTACAATACCTTCTCTTACTACTACATTAGCGGATGGGGCTCTTAGTGCTATATCAGTATCTAACACGCATGATTACTTTAGAAGAGCTCCTACATTAACAATAGAGAATCCTGAAACAATTAATTTTGTTCAAAACGAGACTGTGCAACAAACTTTATCAAGCGGTGTAGTAATATCTGCAGAAGTCGCTGAATGGAAATCAGATACAGGTGAACTAAAAGTTATTCATCTTGGTGCCGATGATGGCAATTTTCATACATTCATAACTACACAAACTATTAATGGTGTAACTTCAGGAATGTCTGTTATTCCGGCAACTATCAGCGAAGAAAATCAGATATCTGAAAATGAGCAAAACAGCGACTTTGAAGAAGCGGCTGATAGTTTTCTTGACTTTACTGAAACAAACCCTTTTGGCGACCCTAACGAGAGTTAACTATGTTCGGAAATCATTTTTATCATAAAAAAATACGGAAGGCTGTCGCAGCTTTTGGGACAATGTTTAATAACGTTTATGTTATTAGAGAAAATAGTTCTGGGAATGCTATTAGTCAAGTAAAAGTTCCACTTTCTTATGCGCCAAAGCAAAAGTATTTAGAGCGTATAAGAGGGCAGAGTGACTTAGATAATGATACTAAGGTAGCATTAAAATTGCCTAGGATGTCATTTGAAATTGCAAGTTTTAGTTACGATCAAACTAGACAGCTACAAAAAACTAATAACTTTTTTCAAAGTGGTACAAATACCACTAGAAATAGATTTTATAGTTTTGTACCATATAGTGTTAATTTTCAGTTAAACATATATGCTAAGTCTCAAGACGATGCTTTACAAATTGTTGAACAAATTTTACCATATTTTAATCCTCAATACACACTAACAATGAAGCCGTTTAGTGATTTTCCTGATATTAAAGAGGATATTCCAATTACGGCTGTTGGTGTGAATTTTAGTGATGATTACGAAGGACCGATGGAAGCTAGACGAACTATTATTTATTCTATTGACTTCGATATGAAAATTAACTTATATGGACCAGTCACAGAGACAGGTGTTATTACAAAAGCTATTACTAATGTCTATGACATTGAAGGTAATCAAATTCAAAGAATTACAGGAGTTCCAGACCCTGATACAATTACTGGTGATTCTGACTTTGGATTTAATATAAATATTGATAATCAAATACCCTATGAGCCATATGTTTTGGGCGGTTATGTTACTGGTGGATACGTTTCAGACAGTGCAGCACCGTTAATATTGCCATATATGGCTGATGGTTATGTAGATTCAAATTACGTTATTTCGTATTACAACTAGGAGCAAGAAATGGCCATTACATTAAGAAATACTAAGGGCTCTGCTTTGACTTATGGAGAATTAGATGGTAACTTTACTGATCTAAATGGTAGAGTACTAGATTCTGATGGCATCAGAGCCCTGGTAGATTCTGATTACGTACAACTAAGACAAGCAGACATATTCCGCGATAGCGGTTTTGTAACAAATATTATTGATTCAGCTTATGTAGAAGCTAGAATTTCAGCACATTATACTGGATTTGATTCAGATCTAGCAACCAAAACAACTACAGATTTAAGTGAAGGTACAAATCTATATTACACGACAGTTAGGGCAGATTCAGACTTTAGCACGAAAACAACAACAGACCTTACTGAAGGAACAAACCTTTATTATACAACTGTTAGATTTGATTCTGATTTAGGTGCTAAAACCACAACAGATTTGTCAGAAGGTACAAATTTGTATTTTACTACAGCAAGATTTGATTCAGATCTTGGAACAAAAACAACAACTGATCTTGCTGAAGGTACAAACCTTTATTATACAACTGCTAAACATGATAGTGATTTTACAATCTCACTTGCTGCAGCGTCATTAGGTTATACAACTGACTCAGCCACGTTATGGAACGGAACAGCACCGACCACTGTAGATTCAGCAGTAGATAGAATTGCACTGCTAGTAAGAACCCTTAACGGAGGTACCGGTGCTTAGGTAGGTAAAATATGAGCAAAGATGATGATACAGCAAATAATGATTTTGAATACTCAAGGCAAATTTACCACGATCTCTTAGCTAAAGGTTCAGAGGCTCTTGAAGATATGATGGACGTAGCTAGGGCTACTGAACATCCTAGAGCCTTTGAAGTCTTATCAGGTATGATGAAGAACATGGGCGATATTAACGGATCGCTCATGGATCTTCATAAAAAGAAAAAAGATTTTCATAAAGAAGATAAGCCACAGGAGTTAGCTAACCAAACTACTAATAATGTGTTTGTTGGGTCCACAAGTGATTTACAGCGTATGCTATTACAAGATGATGAGGACAATATAGTTGACATTAGCGATTACAAGACGGATGAGTGAAACATACCTTGGCAACGTAAATATTAAACGTGACGGAGTTGTACATAATTTTACACCACATGAAGTTAAAGAATATAAAAAGTGTTTAAAGTCACCTTCGTACTTTGCAAGTCATTATTGTAAAATTATACATCTTGATGAAGGTTTAGTTCCGTTTAAACTATATGAATATCAAGAAAAAATGTTTAATCATTTTACTGATAATAGATTCAGTATTGTATTAGCTTGTCGTCAATCTGGTAAATCTATTAGTTCTGTCGCGTATTTACTTTGGTATGCAGTATTTCATCCGGAAAAAGTTATTGCAATTATAGCAAACAAAGGTGCTACAGCTCAGGAGATGCTTGGGCGTGTAACTCTTATGTTAGAGAACTTACCATTCTTTTTGCAACCAGGGTGTAAGGCACTTAATAAAAGATCCATAGAATTTAGCAATAACAGCAGAATTGTTTCAGCAGCAACGTCTGGCTCATCAATTCGTGGTATGTCTGTTAACTTGCTATATCTCGATGAGTTTGCATTCGTTGAAAATGCTGCTGAGTTTTACACATCGACATATCCTGTTATTTCATCAGGCAAAGACACAAAAGTCATAATTACGAGTACAGCAAATGGCATCGGTAATCAGTTTCACAAAATCTGGGAAAGCGCAGTCCAAGGAGTCAACGAGTTTAAACCTTATAGGGTGGACTGGTGGGACGTACCGGGGCGTGATAATGACTGGAAACAACAAACTGTTGCTAATACAAGTCAGCTCCAATTCGATCAAGAGTTTGGTAATACATTCTTCGGGACAGGAGATACGCTTATAAATGCTGAAACACTTATGGGTTTCAGAGCTAAACCACCTCTTAAATTACTTGAGGGTAACAGCGTGTGGATCTATGAAGAGCCGCAAAGGAAACATGAATATATAATGACAGTTGATGTTTCGAAGGGAAGAGGACAGGACTATAGTACATTTAATGTGATCGATATTAGCACAAGACCTTTTAAACAGGTTGCTGTTTATCGCAAT